AAATGCTCCATTTCAAGTTCAAAAGCATCAACATCTTCAAATTTTACTGTTTGGTCAAGCATAAAGTTCTCCTTGTTTTTTTAGCTTATGTATACATATTAGCACCAAGAAGTCTTACTGTCAACCTTTTTCTGCATCTTTTTTAAAGATTTTCTTCCATATGCTGGATAAAATTTTCCCATTCTTTTCCATACATTTTGTAAAATATTCTATCTTCTGTACTGAATAATACCAGCCATTTCTTTTCAAAATAGTATGGATATTGCATATATCTATCCAATAACAGTCTTACTCTAGGAGTAATTTTTATATTTGGTAACCTAAATTCTTCACGTTCTATATTCATACTGCAAATAATATGAAGACCCAGCTTAGTTAAGCTGAGCCCTGTGTCATTTCTATAATTTTTGAATAAGTCGTGTATTGTAGTTTCAGGTCTGGTACGTTGTGCATGAGTTAGTATTTTGTTATACCATTCCTTGTTCACCATTGTCTTCTACTATTTTTTCACCTTGTAATAATTTTACTACCGAAAATTTATCTGTTTTAAATAACTTATTTAATCTTGTTGCCAAATTAAATGCATGTCCACTGTTTGAAAAACTAACTTTTTTATACTTAGGTCCTGGAAAATTTACTAGACTATTTAAACTACGTAAGTTAATAGGTTTATCGTCATGAAATACTGCATAGATAGCATCAGCATCTAGTATTTGTTCACTCCTGTATGTTTTAGGATCTGTAAACTCCATTAGTATCTTTGGTTTAGGTCTAGCCATCGTTTTGTTCTTTATGTTCTTCTTCGCTTATTTGTGCTGACTCTGGCATGCAATCCATTTTAATACTATAATAATCGTTTGTTAGATGTAAAGACCAAGCATTGTCTTTATCAATTAGTTGTTCACATTGTTCTTTAGGCATTGGAGTATTGTACACATATTGATTGCCGATATAAATCCATTCGCCTTGTGCTGTCAATCCCCACATACTTAAAATTAGTACATATAGTTCCATTTTATTATTCTTTCATTCTCTACTGCTTTAATGTATTTATTAAATATGTACAGAATGGGCTGTTTATAAATATATAGGAAGGAGATACGATATGTACGTAACAGAAGCAATGATCCAAAGCATGGAAGAAATGATGAGAAATGCCTCGGATATGGAAAAATCTATCAAAATGATGATGGAATCAGAAGGAAGAATGCACGGAATAGAATTGGACAGACGGCACGGAGCAAGAGATATGTGGAAACAATTAATGGACCATATGTCAAATGCATCAGCACAAAGTTCAATGATGACTGAAATGTCTGATCCTATGATGCATACACATAGCGATGGAATGGAGCATTCACATCCTGGTGGAGATGATGAACATCATCATCACGAAGATGGCACTATGCATAATCACGATGGTGGAGATATGCAACATACACATGACGATGGAGCACCTAGTAGTGTAGAACCTGCACCAATGACTGAAGGAATGAGTGAAGCTGAGCAAGTAGCAGAAGAACGCAGAGCGGCTCACGCACAAGAAGACAACGAAGAAAAGTAAATATTTGGAAGTAGCTTAAATGCTACTTCCTGTATATAAAGGAACTCTCATAGTAACGATTGCATTCCTTTCTTCACCTTCAGGTAATACAACATCAAAGTCGCTGACTGCATGAGCACACCCTAATTCAGTCAAATGCATTGGCTGACCATATTCTTTTTGTGCATGGTTTTTAACACCAGCCAATAATTCTTTGTTATTTTGATTATAAAACTCCATACATTTCTCATGACTAGGAAATGTAAGACCCCAACTTATAACTTCTTTTTTGTCTACAGACCCTATTAGGGTAAAAACTGCGTAAAATAAAATTGCAAATTTCATATGCTTTTCGCCTCCGGATGATTAATCATCTTATCTATTTTATCTATTGTTTCTTGATTAATACAATTAATACTTTTTATTGCTGGTGTTTTACCAAACTCTTGTATCAGTTTGTTTACAAATATAGGAATAGTACTTGGGTTTACTACTGCTACTGCACATTGTTGTTGTGTGTCAAAAGTTGGTGTAGTAAACAAATAAGCATTGGGCTCACCAGGCTCATTGGTTAAAAACAATACAAATATAAACCATTTCATTGTTTATCTCCATACGGTTGTTCACCTGTGTAAGGGTTGAAATTTTTTCCGTTCATAATCATGCAAGCCATTCCATCTCCAAATGCTTGCAATAGTGTCCAAGATCCTGTATCTTGATTAGTAAAGAAAAACATACCTCCACGATATGGTTGATTTGTTTGAGCACTAAATGTTAAACCAGTTCCAGAAAAAAGTAATTCTTCTTTGTATTTTTTAATTGTTTCTGTCATTTTCACAAATGAGTCACATGGTGTTTTTAGAAATAGGCTAGGTATTTGTGTTGGGTCAGGTACTGTAGGTATTTTTTCAATGTTGGGTGTTTGCTCACCAGGTATTTGTGGAAACCAATCATTTGCCCAACTAGGTTGTGCTATCAATAGTGCCAGCACCAAACATATTATTCTTTTCATCTTCTTGCCCTCGTCGTTTAATGGCAAGATACATATCTGCTTCGTTTGTATACGGTCCCAAATGTGTATAATCTTGCAATGTTTTATACCTAGGACAGAAACTCGGTCTCCATCCATGCGGAAATAGTATTCCCCAGTAACCAGCCGCAAAATGTTGTGTACTTGTGGCAGTTTTTGTGTAAACTGGTACACTATCTTGTAGCTGTTCGTTGTACACAGTATCAACGTTAGTGGGATAGCCGTTAGTAGATGCGTTTACAGTCTTTTTAGATTTTTGTTTTTCAAAACGAAATCTATCTAGGTTATCAATTGTAGTTTCTGTGTGACTATTGTTCTCATAAAAAACATAGCCATCTGCTTTGTGTCTAAGTGTACCAACTTTGGTACCTTTGGATTCAACTATCCAGAAACTATTTTTTACAACTTCTTTAGCTAATAAGTATTTACCCATTATCAATATGCACTATTCAAATAGTTGCTATGCGCCTCTGCAGATGTGCTGATTCGTTGCAGGTCCCACTTACCACAAAAACGTAGAAAATGTACACCTACCTGACTTGCAGGAATTTTTTGCACTTGTTTTGTTATTGCTTCATCTAACACTGACTTAATATCATCAGGTTGTAGTGTAAGATCAATCAATGTCTGATTGCGTTGATAGTCATCTAACACCCTATGTTCTTCGCCATTATGATCTGTCCAACGTTGTAGCATAAAGTTATTCCAATTAAAGCCTTTGCTATCTCTATCCGCAAATGCTTCTAGCATACCTATTTTATTTTTAGTACCCTTCTTTCTAGCACCAGGAAATGCACTAAACACATTGTCACTAGTATCACCTCTGATACACTTCTCAAATAACAACCATTTCGGATCGCCTATTTGTTTTTGCTCGCCTGTTTTGTTATCCATAACAGGTTTACCTTTGTCGTTGTATATACCATCTATTTTTATGTGTTGATTAGTAATACCATTGTATTGTGTAACTTTGTCAGTAAGTAACTGGTAAAAGTCACTATCACTACTAACAATTACATGTTCATCATCAGGATGATTTTGTATCCAGCGAGCAATGAAATCATCTGCTTCACACTGTCCATCTTGTAATACTGTACAATTTGTTCGCTTGTCCATAAACTGATGTAGTTCATCAAATGCTTTCCAAAATGCTTCGTCTTCTTCTTTTTCTTTTGGAGTTAGTGCATCTCTGCTTGCTTGTCTATTCTTTTTGTAAGGTTCATAATAGTCTTTACGCCAACTACGTCCCTCCAAACAAAATACTACATGGCTACCATTGAAATCTCTATATGCTTTCAATATACTAGAAAACATAATATGATATGCCATACCAATTTTAGTTTCTATACTGTCTCCACGCACTACATGTCTAGCACGAAAGAACATATTTGCTGTATCTACAAGAATATAAGTCATGTTTACTCGCTCTATAATTTTGTTTTATTATAGCTGAATCAGACTCTAAAGTCAATGTTTTTATTAGTAATTAGGATCCCACGAACCATATGCACCATCATCTGCACTGTAGTATGGATTATTGTAATTAGGATCATCCATACCGTCAACGGCAGTAACTTCTGGCACATAATGTTTGAGCATATTTTCTACACCCATTTTGAGTGTAATTGTACTGCTAGCACAACCACTACATCCACCTTGCAATAGCACAAGTACACGACCTGATTCTACATCAAAGTCTTGTAGTTCAATCATTCCTCCGTGTCCTGCAACTGCTGGATTGATATTTTCATCAATAATTTTGCCAATCTGTTCTAATATTTCTTGTTTAGATCGTTCCATTAAATTTGCCTTTTTAATATGTTTCTTCTTGTATTTAACTCTTGTATTACAGAGCTACGTTGTTCATCTGTATATTTTGTCCACATTCCTATTTCCGTAAGTGAACGAAAACACCCTGTGCAATGTTTCAACACAGGGTGTATTTTACATACTTTAATACATGGACTTTCAATTACTTTCATAGAAAGTATTTATATTGGCTTTGGGGGGAGGATTCGAACCTCCACGAAGTAAATAGTTTGTAAGAACTTTTTATACTTCACACGATAAACAGTCGTGCATGTCTACCATTTCCATCACCCCAAACTGTTTGTTACGCCGCCTCTTGAGCTATTACTTGTAGCTTATCCAACGCCGCAATCATTCTGGTCATGCCTATGCCTCCGCCCACTCTTGGGAAGAAGTCATGTTGCAAGAATTCTTCTAATTCGCCTTGTACTCTATCTTTGCTGAACAAATCAAATAGTAAACTTGAATATGCACCTTCAGTGATAGTGTGAAATGTTTCTCTCATTTGGTCAATGTCTGTACTGCGTTCAGCACTTCCTATTGTTTCCATGCCTCCTAAGATAACATCTATTTTTCTACTTGTGCCATCTCCGTTACGTGACATATTCCAAAATGGTGATGTCATCTCTGGAAACTCTGTAATCATTGTTTGTCCAAACTCGTTCATCATGTTAGTTTCTTCTTCAGCAGTCATTTCATAATCTTCTGCGAGTCCGTAGTGCTTCTGCCATTCAGCATATGTTTTTTCAGTTATCTCACCAAAACCTAAGTATTCACATAGTTCGTATTCCATTGCTTTAAGGTCATCTATTGTACCTGGCATTTCAAATTCAAACATTGGAAAGATAATATCATGTCTGCCTGGGATAGCATTTGGCTCTTGTCTATAAGACGTAGAGAGACAAAAAAAGCCCTTCGATGAGGGCTTTGTTAGTAATTCATATTCGAGCCACATCTGGCCCGTCTGGGGTAACGGCCATACCTGCCCTGCATAATTGTATGTCGCTACGTTAAATGGATCTTCACATGCCGCTAGTATTGACAATCTGTTTTGAGTATGTACTTCTTCAAAACCTTTATCCAAAAAAAATGACCTAAGAAGGCCTGTTGCGTGTGTGAATTTATGTGGATTTATTAGTTGTGTCATTTGTTTTTCCTTTTTTAAAATTCAACCTAAAAAAAAATTTGCTCAAAAAAAATGAGCGTTTATTTTTCCATCTTTTTATTTATGCCTAGCGTCTACGCCTTGCATTCTTTTTTGCTTCTTCAGCTAATCTTTTTGCAATAATTTTGTCCTGCTCTATTTCACGTTCTAGTCTGCGTCCAGCTACCAAACCTATAATATACATTACAAACATGACTGTGCAAATGAATATCAAAGATATCAGTGGATCAGAAGTCATATTCTATACCGTTAATCACATAAGTTTTACCATTGAACCCTTTGTCCATTTTTTCTTTGTCTGTCATTTTCTCACTATCCTTACGTACTTTATGATTGAATTTTGGCGGAGGTTTCTTTTGCTCTTCGTCTATTTTAGCAAATAATTTTTTTAATGCTTTGGGTATCATTTGTATTTTCTATGCATAATAATTGCCATAAGAATCATGCCAATTAGATATCCATAAACAACAGTAAAAAATATTATAGCTTCAATCATCTCTCTTATTATATATCATTGCATCATTCCATTTTACCCAAATGTATAAAAGTATTAATACAACCCAGGCTGTATTTAAAAAACTCCAAGTTTCAAACATGGCTATCCAAAAATCATAGTGCCAAGGATGCATTGTAGTATAATCTGTACCTGTGTAATAATAATGTTTGTCCATTATCTCAAATCACAGAACACCATATTAGGACACATGTTGCTCTCTCCAACTGTTACAACGTCATGCACATCTGACTTTGGATGGTCATATATACAACTCCATGCACCTTGTAAATCTTGACTGCGTTCTACTTTTACAAGTCGACATTGCATTTTACGTTCGTTGAGAGTGCCATGTATCTTACCCTTGCCCGTTGGTACTTTGGACTTGGCTTCTTCATTATTACAACCTACTAAACTGAGTAGTAGCACTAAAAATATCACTCTCATGCATATGTATTTACACGATTTTGGTCTCTACCATGTGCTATTCCATCAGCACCATGACTAGCCGCAAATCCGTCTGGCTTTAGTTTTGGTTCAATACCTGTCACACCAAGCACATAACCTGCGGCTTGTTGGGCAACACAACTGCTACCTTCCATTGGATCAGTATTTATATCCAAGTGTATTTCTACATCATATCCATCTATCCAAGGAATAAGTTGTGTATATGCTTCACAGACTTTCATAGTTTCGTTCATTAGACGTAGACTAGGTCTGTTCATTCTTACATCATAGTCTGGCTCTACAGTTTCATTACTGAATATTCGGCAACCATTGTTACCATTTTTGTGTACAATAACACAAGTTGCATAACGGGCAAACCAAACATCATTGACTATTTTTCTTACACTATCACAGCCAAAGTAAATCTTTGTATTGTTGTTAAGAGTTGTTAATAGATTAACTAGGTCGTTGATTTGTGTTTCCTGGAACATTTTGTCTGCCTTCTAGTTCTTGTTCAAGTACAATACTACGACACAAATCATTAAACCATAGGTCTACAATTGCTTCAGGACCAGATCCACTATAACCTGCTTCTCCTAATAATCCTACAAAATCATCGTTCCAGTCTAATTCAAAATAACCTCTACCTGGATTGTCTTTATCAAAATGTACTTCAATAACTTTTACCCAAGGTCCAATTGCAGTTTCTTTTGTAACTTCTTTTGATGCTTTTTTAAAAGGATTTAAATTTTTGAGTTTATCTAATGCTTTCATAGTATTTCTCTCTAATATTTATTTTAACTAATTACCCAATTTATTACAGCTCTTACACTCAATAACAAATACATTACTTCCATAAGGGCTCTTGGAGTATCACCATCTTTCCAACCAAAGTATACCCAAATAGTACAACTTATACAACCTAATGCCCAACCAATCCATTGTGTATCTACATCAGCATTGCTTAATATACCAGTGGCAATGATTGCAATTAGAAAACCAGTCCAACGCCAACCATCGATATCTTTGTAAAAACGTATCTTCATTTTTGAAATCTTTTCCATGTGTTGTGTAGTACATAAAACCAAACACCATTGATTAAAGGTTCTACTATTGCATCTATTGTAGCCAGTTCTAGGCTTGCTCCAGTAATAATCATTACACATGCAATAGCTATAAGCATGTGTCCTATCGTATATACGATAGCTAGTGTAAGACTACTACCACCTATTAACCATTTTATTATATCATTTGCCATTTGATACCTCCGGCATTGTGAATAGAGCTTTTACTCCGTCATTTTCTGGTATTGGCTTACGGGCAAACACTACCCATTTGTGTGCCCACATAGTGTCTTTTGTAGTACAAAACTCTCTAAAACTTGTACCAGTTGTGTATACATCATCACATACCAACCAAGGATGATCTCCTTTTGTTACGTATTGTTCTAATGCAAATTGTAATGGCAAACCACCTCTTGGTATACCAACTACTCTACTAAAAGGTTCCGTTTGATAATCCATTATCATAGTTGCAAAACAATCCCATTCTTCAGGCTTGATTGCATCACATTCAATTTTCCATTTTAGTGGTATTCCTGCATGTGATATAAAGTCTATCTTTTGAAATAGATTTACAGGAACACCATACTCTAATGCATTTTTATTCCAATCTGTCAAAGTCCAAATCCTCTTAGTTTATCAATATCCAATGGACTTTTTGAATCTTGTTTACTTTTTTCTTTAATTACTTTGTCTAGTTCTCCAGGCATTTCTGCATAAACTGTACTTGATTCCTGTTGTAAATTTTTAGGTTCAGTGTATGGATATGGATGATAAAATGGTTCCTTGTTTATTTTCTTTCCAAATAAATTTTTTATAAATTTAAGCATATTAAGTTCCTATTGCATTGCCAAACAAGTATACGTGTACTCTTGCCGCTACGTTGTAGCCTCTTTGAAATGCTCTAGCCGCCACATCACCAGCAGTTGCTTCCTGCTCCTCACTTCTAGCACCAACAGGCATAACCCATACGGGCCATTTTACACCTGCACTACGCATCTTTGCAATTACACCTTCCATCTCTTCCCATTGTTCATCATCGTTACCAACAACAAACTTTAGTTGTCCTTTTTGACTGAGATCATAATATTCGCCTACATGTTCTGGCTTTATTGCTCTTTCAGCTTTCTCGCCTGCTACTGTCCATAGTTTAGGCGATACACTAAAAAACAATTCTGTATCAATACTGTTCGCCCAATCTATAAATTCTGGACGTAATTTTTGTGTACCATTTGTTTCAAATGTCATACTGCCGGGCAAGTTACCCTGCCTTTGTAATTCTTCATATATTCCTACTGTAGCTTGTTGTCCTGTAGTCATCAACGGTTCGCCACCTGTTATACACAAGTGTTGTCTAAACTGAGATATAGGATGCAAAAATTGTCCTGTTGGATTGCTATCATTCTTCAATATATCTACAATTTTCTTTGCAATAATTGCAGGAGTTTCATGTCCCATAAGTCCTTTAAACTTCTTTGCCCAAGTGTAACTGCTATCACATCCTTTATCCCAAACAGGCAAGTCTTCAACTCTGTTAACACTCATTACATCAAATTCTTCAAACGGCAGTTGATACGTATCTGGATTAGTTGGATCAATTTGCCCAAAGCCGTTGCATTGCAAGTTACATAAAAAGTAACGTATCCAAGCAGTGGGAACACCTGTGTAATGTCCTTCTCCTTGTATACTGTAAAATATTTCACTGTAATAGTACTTGCGTTCTTTAGCAGTAGCAACTCCACGTTGTCTACCTCTATTCTCAACCAAGTGCATCATGTTTCACTCCAGCTTGATCGAATTTCTTCTATCCAACTATTTAAACGATTTTCAGTCATATCACGTTGACAGTCTTCATCTATAGCAAGCCCAATAAATTTATTGTCTATCACTGCTTTACTTTTTTTGTAATTGTGTCCTTGTGTACTAGTAAAGCCAACAAACTTTGCGCCTAGTGGTTCAAGAACATTATATATTTCTGCTAGTGCGTCTTGATATAATTCTCCATAACCAACTTGATCACCTAATCCAACAAGTGCAACACTTTTATTAGTCCAATTTACATTTTGCAAATTATCCCAATGTTCTATATAATGCTCTTGCAAAGCACCATAGTCCCATGTAGGAGCAACCAATATAATGTGTTCATATTGTTCTAAAACTTCAACTCCATCTTGTATATCATGCAGTTCAGTTTCTTGCATTTTGTTCCAGATAAGTTCTGCCACACGTTCACTGTTCATTGTAGTAGAGCCATACATAAGACCTATGCGTTGTGTCATCCAAAGAACCTGTCAATTACTGCAATTACAAAATGATATGAAAAAAATGCAAATATACAGAACAAACAAAATTTTAAAAATTTATTCATGCCATCATCACTCATTTTTTCCCAATCAGGTCTATTATCTTCTTTGAGGTATGCTTTGATTCCAAGATAATCAAAGTTCCATGCATCTCTTCTGGTATCTTTCTTGTTCATAGTTCCTCTAATATTCCTAAAAGCTCTGCACCAATTAAAAGTAATCCTGCTACTAATAAACTGCCTGTACAAAGTGCAATACCTGCACAAATTCTTACACCACTTTTAACAAGACTAATGTAAAAATGTTTTTTACTTGGATCTACTGGTTCCATTTTTCAATCCTTCATTTGTTTCGATAAGTTGTTTTAATATACTATGATCTGTTAAGTTTGTCAAGGCTTTTACGTCTTTAGGAAAACAATGCCCTCCATATCCAAATGTACCTTCAAAGTTTGGTGCAATCATATGACTTGGCCCTATGTTTTTCATTTGACCTAATGTACTTGTTAAGTCACTGTAATTCATATCCTTTGGGCCATTTAGAAATATTTCATGAAAGAATGCAACTTTTGTGGCTAACCATGCGTTATGAACATATTTTATCATACTTGCTGTTGTCCTGTTTGTTTGAACTACATTTGTATTTAGGTGGTTAAACAAATTTTTCCAAAAAGTTAAGTGTTCTTGATTATCACCACCTAGTATAAAAACTTCTTGGTTTGCAAAATCTTTTTTTGCATGTATTGCTCTTAAAAATTCAGGATTGTATGTAACATTTGCAGGATATTCTTGCATTAATTCAGCGGTTACTGTACTTTTTAATAATATAGGCTTGTCTGTATCTAATTGTTCAATAACTTTTCTTACTATGCTATCATCACAATCACCATTTTCATTACTAGGTGTTGGCACACATACTATAAAGGCTTCACATAGATCTCTAACATCAAACACAGTAGTAGAATACCATTTAGGATCTATTTTAAAAACATCTACTAAATGATTTTCTAAAAATTCAGCAACTGCACTGCCTACAAATCCTACGCCAATGACTGCAACTTTCATGCTTTGTCAATCACTTTTTGCATCAGTATTTGTGGTAAAGCACACAAGTAACCATACAAGGGCCAAAAAAGCAAATTGCCAATAATTATATCTATGTATTCATTAAACATTGTTTGTAACCCTAGCCAAATATGCCATGTCGATATGTAAGGAACCTTCTCTTACATACTTTAAATCTATAATAGTACTTACTCCAAGTACACTGGCACCGGTCTTTTCAACAAGTCTTTTGGTAGCTAAAATACTTCCTCCGGTTGCAACCAGATCATCAGCTAGAACACATCTATCTGTATGTCCTAATAATCCTGTCTGCAATGTTAATGTTGATTCTCCGTATTCTAAAAAATACTTTTCTTCTAACAAATCGCCTGGATATTTTGCTCCAGCTTTTCTTACCATTATAAAAGGCAAATCCATTGCGTAGGCTATTGCACTTCCTACTACAAAACCTCTGCTTTCTATACCAACAATATGTGTTACTGCTCTATGTTCATATCTGCATTTTGTTTTGATGATTAATTCGTCCATTGCACTTTTAAAACTTGAACTTGCAAATAAGCTATTCAAGTCATAAAAATTAATACCTTTGATTGGATAATTAGGTACTGTTCTAATTAGTTCCAAATAATTTGTTTTAGGATTTTCCATTAATAATTTTCTTCTCTATTCATATCATCACTGTGTAGATATTCATGATACTCATAATCATATGCCATCATATCTAATTCCATTCCCATATATGCCAGCGATCCTAACATATATAGTATTATTAATAAGCCTGCAATGCAAGCTTCTATACCTAATATTATTTTTATAATTTTCATAATCTTGTTTTCCTTTTAATGTAAGAACCTTCAGGACTACGTAATGCTTCTAACATTTCATCCCATTGTTCTGGCGTGATGCGTATGTTTTGTTCTTGATTAAGAACACTATTGAATTGTGAAATATAAACAGCATCACTTTCTATTTCAACTCGTAAATCATCTTCTCTACCTTGGTCGTCTAAAACAACAACTTCAAACGTATCATGTTCGAATTCAACTGTGTACATTATTTAGGTTCCCAATGTTCAAGACATCTTGGTTCATACATACCCATGCTACCCACTTGTACTCTACTGCCTGTTGCTTTAATCCTATATGTTTTTGTTGCTTCTTTTCCACATGTTGTACAAATGGCTTTTATCTTTTGTACACAGTCAGCTAATCCTAGCAATTGACTTGTAGTTTCAAAAGGTATGCCTCTGCTATCTTGATCCAATCCTGCGGCGATTACATTTACACCGTTACGCAACCACATTTCAACACTACTCAATGTATCTTTTGTTTCCATAAATTGTATTTCGTCTAAGCATACTGTATTAAAATTATATGGCATAATATTGTAGTTGTCTTCTATTTCGCTAAATTCGCTAAAACTAATACAAGGATAGCTCAACTGATTGTGTGTAACAATCGTATCTTCGTTATATCTATTGTCTTTTGCAGGTTTAATAACCAGTATCTTTTTTTGCTGATGATCAAGCCACAGAACCCGTTGTAAAAGTTTACTGGTTTTGCCAGCATACATAGGTCCTGCATATACATCAAGTGTTCCTCTAGGCATAAACTTCGTGATCCGATTCTACGCATTCGATGCCACCATGTATTTGCCAGTTACACCCCCAACTGTCAAAACCACGTTCTGTTAACCATTCGTTGCGACCCATCCAGTCATCACCTTCTAGTTGTTCTTCGTAGTCTTCGTTGAGTTGATCTTGCTCTTCTTCAGTAAAGTGATCACCATAGTGTACAAAATCTTCACTACAGCCATCAAAGCAACTTTCCATTTCTATTTCTTCGTAGGTTTCAAAATCCCATATACCGCCATCTTCGCCTATACAACTTTGTAGTTCTTCAGCTTCGTCTTCATTGCACACTTTAATAAAAAAAGTACCATTACGCCAACAAATTTCTGTGTTTAGCATTTGTCCAGTTTCTTCGTTTTTGTACTGTTCTATTTCAAACAAACTCTTTTTGAAATATGCATTTACTTCATAAGTTTTACCAACTTCAATTTTCATATTATTACCTCCATTATTATTTGCAAAAATTCCTAAAAATTTTACATTCAGCTAGTTTAGCATCTTCTTCTGGATATCTACATACTCGTTCATGTTTACTGTTTTCCCAACAATCTCCTGTTGCACCTCGCATCTCCCAAAACTTTGCAAAGCCATTGTCTATGCTTAGTATCATTAAACCTGGCAATACTAATGTAAATATTATAATTGTTAAAAATGCTATGCCAAAGCCTTCGTTATGATATGGTTGGTTAGGGTCACTCATGTTTCCTCCTTAACTTGGTGTTGGGTTATGAAATTCGTCTTCTATTGCAACTATAGTATGAAATGTTGCCGCTCTAGGTCTTTTTTGTTTTATAACTTCCATATATGCTTCAGCTTCACTTAATGTATTAAATGTTGCAACTACTACAGGATCTTCAATACGTGGCTCATATTCAATTGCGAACATCATAGTCTCCTACGTTTTCCCAAGGATAAACTAACCATACATCTTCCTCGGCTTTGTTTACTTCATGCACATGATAACTTACTTCACCAAATGTGCTTGCCATATTTTCTGTTAGTGTTGCAAACTTTACACCATGTAGTATATTTTCTAATCCCCAATCTTCCCATATCCAATTGAATGTTGCACCTGAGTCATTGATATCATCTACAATGAGTATCTTCTTGTCCATAATTAGTTCACTTAACCAAAAGTTTTTGTCAACTCTATCATCGTTCCTAAAACTTACTTTCATTGCTTCGCAAGGGATATCTAACATATTACTAATAATAGAAGCAGGAATATTGCCTCCTCTAGTAAGTCCTACAATATAATCTGGTTTAAAATTATCAGCATACATTTGTTTAACAATGCTTGTACACATTGTTTCTATGTCTTGCCAACTGTAAAAATGTTTTTTAATCATGTATTCCTCATCTTATCTGCTATCATTACACCTCTATACAAGTCTTGATAAGCTTCATATGCTTCTTTAAGTTCGGGATATTTGTCTTGTAATTTTTGATCTCTTGGTAATAACAACATAGCTTGATGTAGATTGTCAAGTTCATTTAAAATATTCCGTTCCTTAACAAATAATTCTTTGTTTAAGTCAACACTATTATCATTGACTTGTATACTTCCTGATGTATCTAAAGTATGATAACTCTTTCCCATATCAGTCATTCCTCCAAATAACATTAAAATAAATCCTTCAGTACTATTGTTTGATCTCTTTCTGGTCCAGTTGATATTAGTACAACTTTAGTATAGATGAGTTTTTCAATTTTGTCAACATATAGTTGTGCATTCACTGGTAAGTCACTGTATTCTGTTATACCAACAGTACTTGTACGCCACCCAGACATTTCTTCATAAACGGGTATGCCGTTGTTGTGATCTACACATATTTTAATAGTGGCAAGATCATCTAATACATCCATTTTCATTAGTGCAATACCAGTACACCCATTTAGCATACAAGTTTTACGAACTTGAGGTGCATCAAACCAGCCACAGCGTCTATCTCTGCCAGTAACTGTGCCTTTTTCTCCGCCTTTTTCTGCTAGGTGCCAACCAATATCATCTGTTAGTTCAGTAAGCATTGGACCTTCGCCTACTCTAGTTGTGTATGCTTTTGTTATTCCTAGTACGTTTGGTATTTTGTTATGAGGCACGCCACTACCTATACTTGCCATACCAGCCAATGTATTTGAACTTGTAACATACGGATAAGTTCCATGATCCACATCTAACATTGAGCCTTGAGCTCCTTCAAACAAAATATTTTTGCCAGCATCGGTTTGTTCATTTAACCATTCAGCTACAGGACCAACGTACTGTAGTATCTCATGTCTAATTTCTAATAGTTCAACAAGCAAATCTTGTTGGTCAAAGTCGTGGTGTTCACCTGCTATTTTTAATCTATCTTTGAGTAGTCTAGTGTCGCTGAGATCACTAACTTTAATTGCACGTCTACCAGCCTTGTCCTCATATGCAGGACCAATACCTCTGCCAGTAGTACCAATCTTTTTCTTAGTTGCTTGTTCTCTTGATTGATCTAATTGTTTATGATATGGTAAAATTAAACAAGTATTTTCTGCAATCATTAATCTAGTAGAGTCAATTTTTATACCTTGCGACTTTACCGATTCAATCTCTTTTAATAGTTCCCACGGATCTAATACAACACCATTTCCAATAACTACAATTTTATCTTCTCTAACAATACCACTAGGTAATAAACTTAATTTGAATACCTTATCTTCAATTACTAGTGTGTGTCCTGCATTGTGTCCGCCTTGAAAACGTACAACTATATCTGCTTGTTCAGCAAGTAAGTCAACTACTTTACCTTTACCTTCGTCACCCCATTGGGTGCCTACAACTACTAAGTTTCCCATGTTTTGTACCTATATTGTAAGCTAGGGTTAGCATTATTATGCCTTCCCTAGCCTAAAATTTATACCTTATCTTCAGAAAGTCTACCGTTTAGATAACGCAGTAATACACCATATGCAGGAAGGAATACAATTAGTCCTACTGCAATTTTAAGTACAACTTGGCTTCCTGCAATTTCCATCCAGTTTGCCGCCATATACTCATCTGCACTGTTGTTAAATGCAACCCAAAAGAATGCATATGTGTCAATGATGTTTGCCGCCACTGTTGATACAGCTGGTGCTAACCACCAATGCTTCATAAAGTTTTCACGAAGCCATTGAAACACATACACGTCAAGCATTGTGCCAACTGCATATGCTGTTGCACTAGCAAAACCAATTCTTAGTGCTACACTTTGCGGTGCACCTTCTAGCATTACAACTGCAATACTGCCAATGATTGCCAACGGATAAGCCGCCGCAATAGTTGAACGTGCAATGTTCTTACCAAGAAGTCTTACTGTCAAGTCAGTTGCCAGTACTACTAATGGAAAGGTAAATGCCGCCCATGTAAGTTTAATTCCAAAAATTTCTACTGGAATTGCAACTAGTGCATTACTGACTGTGATGACAACCACATGTAGTGCTACTAGTTTTAGCAACATGCTTCTGTCGATATCTTTAAAAATTCCTAACATATTATATTTCTCCCTGTTAGTTAATAGCTTTGTGCTAATCGCCATTTCAAGTATTCTAAACTTTCAATGGGTTCGTATTTTGCTGTTTGATCTGTTAAATTTTGTACCATAGTACCTGGTGCAGGATCTACAAAATGTGGCATGCTCCAACGTTCTTTATGTATATGAGAATTAACAACTCTATGTTTAGTTGATTTGAAATAGTCATTTGTCCAACGTTGTAACAAGTCACCAATATTACAAACTACACCGTTATCTGCATAAGGTACAGGATGCCATTCTCCCTCAAGGTCTTGTACTTGTAGTCCTGGAACGTCATTGATCTGCCAAAGTAGTGTGATAGTGCCGTAGTCACTGTGTTCTCCTATTCTCATTTGTTTATTCTGAAGAGGTCCATCATATGCTGGATAATGAATTACTCTTGTTGTACTATAGTTTGTTTTGTGTGCATGTGTTAAAGGCATATCTGGACGTTTGAGTATCCTGTCAAACATTGTCATTAGTTTAAGTGTAAGTCTATCTGCTATTGTTACAGTTTCTCCTGCAAGACTTTTAAATCCAGTTATGTCGGGCCATAAATGATCGCCCATTCTATCATTGTTATAATTAAAACTTTCTTTTAAATCTTTAGGAGCAGTAGGATCTACATTTTCTGCACCCATTACACTATAACCTAAATTAGTATCGCCTTCATATGGATACTTCATTTTGGTTTCCAAATCCATTTCAAAAAACTGTTTCATTGTATCAAACCATAAGTTGTAAACACTACGTTCTTGTTCATTAAAATGGTTTGTAAAAACTGCAAACCCAATAGTTGTGTATGCATCTTCTATCTGCTTTAGTGCAGTATCATCTTTTAAATCTATTACTGGTATCATTTTTATTTCCTTAGATAAAAAGTGGCCCAAGAAGGGCCACTTTGTTATGAGGTGGTCTTAGTTAGGCACACTTAAATCAATGCCTTCAACATAGTACATCATACTATCTAGGTGAGCTCTATCTGCAATTTCGCCTGCAGGTATTTGTAACTTGCCTGTGTTGTCGTAAATAGGTCCTGTGAAAGCAAAGTATTCGCCGTCTCGGATTGCATCTTTGACTTCTTGTGCTTTTGCTCTTACATCATCTGGCATATTTGTAAATGGAGCCATCTCAACTGATCCATCATTCATATGTCCAAAGTAACAACCGTCTGGTCCATCACAACCTGGTGTCCATGTACCGTCAAGTACTTGACCAACTTTTGCAATATAGTAAGGTCCCCAATTATCAATAGTGGCTGTTAATTGTGCCTTAGGTGCAAATGCATATTGATCACTTGCCTGACCAAAACCATGTAGTCCTTGTTGTTCTGCAACCTGCATAGGTGCAGGTGAGTCTGTGTGTTGTGCAATTATATCACAACCTTGACTAAACAATGCTTTTGATGCATCTGCTTCTTTACCCGGATCATACCAAGTCATTACCCAAACGATGTCAATATCAATATCTGGATTAACACTCTTAGCACCTAAGAAAAAAGTGTTGATCTCTCTGATAACTTCTGGAATTGGATAAGCGGCAACATAACAAATTTTATTTGTCTTTGTCATCATGCCAGCTATGACACCCTGAACGTGTCTAGCTTGGTATAACCTTAGTCCGTAGTTTGCAAAGTTTGTGTCATTGCTTTTATAACCAGTAGCATGTTCAAATTTCACATCTGGAAATTCTTCTGCTACTTCTCGCATTGAATCCATGTATCCAAAGCTGGTTCCAAAAACAATGTCTACACCTTGCAATGCCATTTGGCGGAATACACGAGTAGCATCTGGACCATATTGGACACTTTCTACAAACATTGTTTCGACTTTATCGCCGTATGCTTCTTCTACTTGTTGACGACCAATATCATGTCTATAAGTCCAACCATGGTCACCTGTTGGTCCAACATATACAAAGCCTACTTTAACTTTATCTTTTGGTTCATCTGCATATGCAGAGAAAGCCATTGTAACTGCAAGCATTGTTGCAGTCAGTAATTTAATTAGTTTCATGTTTTTTATCTCCTCTTGGGTTTTTAGGTGTTCTTTAACTAAAAAATGTTTCACCCTAGTAAAAAAGGGCCTAGAGCCCTTTTTTGTCTTTATACCTATTTGGCATATTCTTGTTGTAATTTTACATTATCAATAAATTCTTTCCTTACGTCTGGCTCATCTTTAAAAGCACCTCTAAGCACTGTGGTTTGTGTTAAACTACTGTGTGCTTTGATGCCTCTGTTCTCACAACAACCATGTGTTGCTTGAATATAAACACCTACATGTTCACTGCCTGTAATTTCTTGTATTTTATTTGCAATCATTACATTCAAGTCTTCTTGTAGTGTGCCTCTTTTTGCTACCCATTGTGCAATTCTTGAGTACTTGCTTAGACCTAATAGTTTTGGACCTGCAATTATACCAATGTATGCTACACCTTTTACTGTTTGGTGATGATGCGAACACAAACTAGTTAGTTCACTACGCACAACCAACATGCCTTCATAACCACCTTCAATGTAGTTGGGAAATGCACTAGGGTTGGGCATTGCATCATAACGACCAGACATAATCTCATTGATGTACATCTTTGCCATACGTCTTGCAGTATCCATACTGTTAGGATCAGTCTCAGTATCAATCACTAGACTTTGTAATACATTTTCAAAAGCTGGCATCGCCTCTTCGATGAGTTGTTGCTTTTCGCCTTCTTCCATGTAATCACTGATGTTGTCGTTTGCCCATGCTCTCGCACCAGCGGCGTCGACACGCTCTTTAATTTTTTGGGAAATTTTCATTTATTGCTCCGAGTTATAGTGGTGTGTCACTTTATAGTCTTATACATTTCTGCTCCACTAAAAAAATTAGCGGTAAGTTTTGCTGACTCTGTATTTAACTGATTATGATAGTTCTTATGATAAACAACGTAGTTTTTTAACTTTTCTATTAGCTTACCTTTGTGACGTTTATAGCTATCAAAATCTTCAGTCCATTCACTTGGATACTTGAAGTCGTCATCATACATCTCTGTATAACTCAATCTGTCAGGTACCATTGGAATGGCATTTACCAATGCACCTTCGTATGCACTGATGCCTAGTGTCTCTTGCAAGTTTGCACTAAACACTACTTTAGCTTCCCCAAGTATATTATGATATTCATCTTTTGTCAATTCTTGTTCTTGACAAACTATAAATTCATACTCGGGTAATTCTTTTTGTAAGTCTTTAAATATGTCCAACTGTTTTTCAGGTGCTAGCCTGTGTGGGAAAATAATGGTATCCTTTTTCTCCATGTTCTTAAATGGAGTAAGTATATCTTGCATATACTCCATGGGCCAACCTGTAATAACAATATTGTCGTTTGCATCTTTTAATGTTTCAGCAGGAGTCATACCAAACATGCCTTTGTACTTTAGCAACTCTGTAGCAAACAAGTTTAGATGAAATTCTGTTGCAAAGTAGTTGTGGTCATAACACCAAAACATACTTTTTTCTGCATTGCGTACCCATGCTTTCTCTCCTATTATTCGTCCAAGGAAGTCATGCGGATCATAACTACCAGCATGCCACATACCACCAATGCGAATGTCAACACCCAATAGCTCTGCCATATACCGTAGTTGAATAACTGTAGGATTCCAAGCATCAGTATACAGAAAATAATCTCCGTTTCGTACTTCACCATTACAAAACATCTCTCCAATCTGTTCTAACTGTTTGCTTTTATAAACATTTGTACCACCAAAGTTGAGAAAAGCCCCAGGTGTTGTAGCCTGAGGAGTCTCTCCACCACTGATTACTACTACTTCTTGGTCAGTGTTTTTACGCAATTGCACTGGTAAATGTTTTTTCCATTGTGCGGTATAACGTGTATCAACTGCTTCTAAGTCAATTAGATATACAGTCATGCCGCCTCCTTAGGCTGTACCCAAGGATGTTGAAATATTCCAACATGGATTTTTAGTTTCTTAGGACTACGATCTGCTGATATTTTCACAGCCACATCATAGGTTATAGCAGTATCACGAATTATACTTGTGATAGTATAATCTTGAATCATACGTGCTTTTATTAAATCTTCAAGATAGCTTTGAAACAAATGTTTCATTGTATCTTCACTTTGTTTATTATTCTCAAGGATCCCATCATATGGTTCAATTATACGAATAAGGTCCCACTTGATATCATTAATACTGATGCGATTTTGTCGCATTTTATACCTCGTATTCAATTGTTGCTCCATTTTCACCATCTTCACTGACAGTAAGTTTTATATTACGTGCAGGGTATTTGTTATTGATAGTGCTTGCAAGATCATCACAGATCATCTCACAAGATTTGTAATCAAGTTGCAGAGTTCCGTCTGCATAGAGGCTTTCCAACCATCTTTTGAATTGGATAAATTCAATATCTCGATCATCGTGATATACTTCAATAGCTACTTTGAAGTGGAAAATGTGTCGATGTATGTATCCTAAGAAACTTACATCATCTGCACCACCTGTTGCCAATTTAGGATCTTCAAGTGCCGCTGGATATTTGTGCAATCCTTCTTTTCGAAAGGTTACCCATATCATAGCTTTTTTGTTTTTTATTTTTCCAGCCATATTTTCTTCCTTAGTACGTCTAAGCATGTATTCGTAGTAACGCTCGTCTCGCATGCCGTCCATTACTTTTTCTTTACTGTTATCGATTCTTCAGATTCATCAAATTTCTTTTCAAATCTTTGTAGTATCTGTAGCATTTCCCACAGTTTCCAATCCATGGACTTTGCAAGTTCCATTAAATCGTTGTCAGTAGGTTTTTCATCTGCAGATGGAGCTTCATCAATAACTCTAATTTTCTTTACCATTATTTTCTCCTGTAAGACGTGTAATCTCATCTTTAAGTTGCAATTTACGTTGTTTTAAATTTTTAAGTGTTTTTTCACTATAAGTTGTATTGTATAACCGTTTTATTTCAGTGTCAAGTGTTCTATGCTCACGTTGTAACTTTTTTAATCGGTTTTGTACAGACTTCATTGTTAACTCTTTCCCTTAGGTCTGTGGTACTAAATCTATGCTCTCTTGTATTAAAGTATAAATCAATACCTCTCTTACGACAAATGTCCTTGCCAGTAAAATCTTTTTCTCTATATTCCTCACCAAGAACTCTTACATTTATATGATACATGCTTAGTATATCACATAAGTCTTGTTCAGTTTGGTAAGGGACAATTTCATCTACATACTTTACACTTGTAAGTTGACTATATCTTTCAACTAGTGTTTGTACAGGTTTATTTTTGGTATCTGGTCTATCGATTGTTGGATCAGTTTGTAATCCGCACAACAAGTAATCACAATGTTCTTTTGCTTCTCTGAGCATAGCAATATGTCCTGCATGTAGCAAATCAAAAGTACTACAGGTAAATCCAACTATTTTTTGTCCATTCATTTCAATGCCAATACAAATAAAATTGCTATTAATAATACATTGGTTAAAATCATTTGAATACAAAGTATTAGATGATACCAAACCCATCTATGTTTGTATAACGTATGAATATTTACCTTTGGGTCAACCACACTGTCATCTTCTTGTTTTACTTTTTCAACTTGATGTCTCTTTAATCCAAATACTATAGGCCACGGTAAATGCATAGTTCTCCTTTATTCAATATTTTCATCACCCTTATAATCTTTCCAGTCTGTGTATACATCACGGCTTTGAAGATCATGTAATGAATGACACCATACACCCGAGTTACTGTGTCCCCATGTTGTGTCATCTAGTTTGATTGTTGCATTATAATTAAATTGTTTTATATATGGAAGTTTTACACTTATCATACTTATGTAATTATCATATTCATCAAATCCACATTGTAATACTTGTTCTGTGTATTTGACATCAAAGTCTAGTGTACACCAAAACTTTTTATCAAGTAATTCTTTAATCATCTTTGTCCAAGCACTCCATGCTTGAGGAGTTTTTGGCGTAAAACTTTGACTTGTACCAAAGTACAAATGTCTAATACCGTGTGCCAAACCATGTTTTATTATTTCGTGTGTGTCTTTTACTCCTACTATAAAAAGTGTTTTCTCTCCTTTCATAGCAGTGTTTTCAACTTCTTCACCAATAAAGTAATCAGTTTTTTGACGTTCGTGTGTATCTAGTCCCATTTGATATATCCTCTTTGATAACCTTCAGGTCTGTTATTAGAATCAGCAAAAGCCTGTTGCCATTGATTGTTTCTATTATAACCTTTTGTCCACACATTGTCAAGCTCTATCTTGCCTTGTGCTACTAATGTTGTTGCAAGTTTCATAGCATCATGAAATGTTTCTGCCCTCGGACTTGGCATTTTCATTGTAATATTATTCCACAACCAATCAGACTTCAATTGTCCATGTGGTACTGTGCCCATTATAATCAATGCATTTGGATGAGTCTCAGCTTTCAATACTTGGTCAGTATCTTTTAAGTTTACAACAACATTATATTTTTGACTTGGTTTATGAACTACATCTACAGCCACTTCGTTCCAATATTCCAAGTTACTTCTTGTGCATACATCTACACCAAAATTATAGTTCATATGTTCTATGGTTTGATAAAATACTTGTGCTAAAAATCCACCACCAATAATCAACATGGTTCCACCATCATGTTGTTGTAATTCTTCGCGACACACTAATGCCATATTCACTGCACAAGCTACAGGTTCAATAATGTAATCTGGATGTGCTTCTGGTACTACACAGTAGGTACCTTTTTTACAGTTATATACGTCAGCATAACCAGGTTCACCTCTAGTTGCAACATAGTCATTAATTTTACAATCATCTATTTTGTTGCCTACTGCAATTACTCGACCTAGTCCTTCATGTCCATGCATTTCAGCTGGCAGTAAAGGAAACTTACCATTCATCATATCAATGTCACTACGACATACACCAGTCATTATTGCTTGTACACGTATTTCATCTGATAATAACATGGGTACCAAGTAATCCTTTTCAAAGAACTTACCTTCTCCGTCAGTCACAAGTTGTCTTACAGGTTGCTCAAGATTTGGTGTATCCATATATCCATCTCCTGTTGTAATTTCCAATAGTCATCATTTTTATGTTCAAACAATGCAGTCTTTATCATTTCTTTGTATGCACTTTCTGGACATAAACCCAGTTCAAAACTTTTTGTTTTTGTATGAACTGCAATATCATCGCCATCTCTACTTGCCCAATCAGCACGTAATTCAAAATCTCCAAATTCAATGTAACAAAAATCATCTACATCATATACGCCATCAGGATCAACTTCTCCATAATCACTGTCCGTTAAATCTTCTAAGTTCCATGATTGTGTTGTGATAATATTTTTAGGTTGTATTTTTCTCCAATTAGGCTCAAACATTTGATATAAACTTAACAAGTGTGGCATCAAATCTCTGCTCACTCCACCATATGCTAATTGTTTATTTGTAAACCAACTACCTGGTTTAGGAACTCTATTATCATTGATCCAATTAATTTTTGCATATCCTTTTGCACAGTTTGCCATTTCAATAATGTTATCTCTGTATTGATTGTTTTTGGTCATCATAATCCTTGTATCATTATGATCTCCAAGTAATTTTACCCATTGTTGTTGATTGAATACGCCTGGCTTTTCTACGAACATAATATCACAGTGACCTGCATAAAGATATGCAAGTTCTAAATGTGTCCAGTTTGGAGTAGTAATGTGACAAGTGTTAAAATAGTGACCACCATGTCCGGTGCCACCTCCAGTTACATGTTCTGGCTTGTTGAAGTCTGCATTAGGATCTGCAATGTCTACTGTTGTAACTTGCCAGCCCATACTTTCGTATATACTTTTGTATAGGCTACCAAATCCTGTACCAACTATTAGTGCTTTATTCGAAGAGTGCATTAAACTGTGCTGAACTGTTAATTGTTTTCTTTCCTACGGCACCACGTGTGCCAATTACTTTCATCCATAGTTTACGATGATTTTCGATAATAGTCAAGCTCTTTCCTTTATCGCTTTCAGCAAATACTTCCATAATAACATCTTTAACTTCAGTCTTATCAAAGTTATCATCTACCATCATACTAGGATATGCACCTTTGTCAAAGGATTTGTTTGCTTCTTGTACACTCATAATATGTTGCCATACATTGTGATTCATTAACAAGCAATAAGCAAAACTATCCCAACTTGTTTTAGTTTCGGTGCCCATTCTACTTACATCACCAGGAGCATAGTAACAAATATCATCAATGGCTAAACCTTTGCTCATAGGTGAACTTATATAATCTGGATACATCTGTTTTACAACATCATCAAATGGAACATTACTACCTTTGTATGCTTTATCATCTGGACCTACATTCATCAAGTAACTCCATTTACCACCTTGATCCAATCTCCAGTTTGTGTAAAACTGTCCATTGGCTGTACACAAGAAAGGACTTGCACAATCATATGTAATGTTGAAACTAGGGTTATGATACTTGCGAACTGCTCTTTGCATTGCAGTTAGCACCACTGCCCATTCTAATTTACTTGTACCAAGAAAGTGCATAACATCATGCTTGCCTTCTTCAAGTAGTCCGTCATGTCTAAGTTCAACTAGTCTTTTAAGTGCTAGTTCAATATCACACATATTTTGACCACCCATAGCCCAACCATTGAAGTGTGCATCTGGATACTGTTTTGGATCACAAAACTTTTTCATTTGTGAATACCAATCATCTGCTTGTGCAAAGTTTTCACCTTGTAGCACATTTAAGAACTTGCAATCGCCACTACGGTTCTTAATAAAGTATTCGTTATTAAAAGCAGTACCGTCTACTGCTTCTTGATAACTTCCGATGTTACTAGCTTTTGCACCTTCAGGACTTCTGCTTACCCATGCTGGAATATCCAATATCATTCCATAGTCCATAAATGCGTCCATCCATTTGAGAACGCCATCACGTTTTTTCTGTGCTAGACTACAACCACTTCCTGCTCTCCAGTCACCTTCCCATTTGCCTTTACCAATCTGAAAGCCTCCGCTATCACCTAATAGCCAACTGTATTGTCTATCACGTTCTCTGTATTGACTTTCTCTGTACATGTCTTTTTGTAAATCAAGACTGGCATGACCTGCACTGTGTAAACTCCACTTGTAACGCCACATACCTTCTTTAGCAAGCCAGTTTATACTTTCAACTCCATTTGTGAGGTGCGAGGGAATTCGATTGAGTGGGATATAAGGTTCCCCACTACCTTTCTTATTTTCGTCTAATGGTTCTAAGCCTCGTCTTTGCCTACCTACAAACAGAGCATAGAAAGTACTAAGTGCTGGCAAGAATGTTGCATAGTCACTTTGTCTTGCAGTTAAGTCTGTTTCAGTTGTATAATCTGTTGTCATTTAACTTGTAATACTTTCCTAAGTTCAGCACCTTCAAAATTTTCCATAGCAAGATATTTTGCAAGTACAGGATTATCTGGATCAAGTTTTAAAACTTCTTTTGCTAGATTATAGATCATTTCATAATCCAACGATGTTTTTATATGCTTGCCCATTTACTTGCTTTGTGCTGGAAGGATATAGTCATAAGTTGCCATACCACTATCTACTGTTATCATTGCCGCACCTGCATCACTAAACTTCATAGTAATATCCCCAGGCAAGTTTAAAATACTTTGCACTTGTGCTACGGGCCAACTCCAACCTGTGTTTAATGCACCTTGTACATTTGCTTGGAATACAAAGTTACCAGCATGTGTAGTTGAATCACCAAAGAAAAACTTTAAATCATTACCTTCAGTCTTTGCAACAAACACAGTTTCTTCTCCGTTAGCTTGACTTTGCATTTTAAATCTTGCAATGCTTGCACTATTGGGTTCCATTTCAATATCCCAACTAACACCTTTAAACTTGACGCTTTTTAGTTTTTCCTCAACTACTTCTTTACTCATAAATCTGTAGTCATTTTTAAAGTCGCCACTTGCATTTTCAAAATGCAAACCAAACGGAACAGTTTCTCCATTACGTTCTTGTTCATTAACAGTGATGTTTGCATTTTCTTTGTATTCATCAATGTTAAGTAAAATGTTTAGTTTGCTAAGATTAGGCAAACCAAAAGTACCACTTAGTCCTGGTACTTGCTCTTTAAATGTTGCTTGTACAATAACTGTACGATCATCATCCATAGCTTCTAGTTGTGTTCCGCCATCTTCATTGACGATTTTTGCTGACTCGATAAATCCAAGTCCATGTGTATGTTGCACAATATCTTTTAAATAATCTCTCATTTTCGATCCTTTTTCAGTAGTATTATGTTGTAACTGCCTTGTGTGCGGGTGTTTAATTTGTACTCCCTCACATATGTATTTAGGTGGAGCCAAGTTTCAATCTCTTGTTTAATTAAACCTTGCCCGCAAATAATTTCGCACCGTTTATTGTTGTTATAATAGCATTGTTCTACAAACTTGTCAACTGCTTTCCATGCTTCATGTACATGCATTCTATGCAAATCTAAACAAGGCATCAGTGGAAAGTATTTGCATTTTTATTGTTTGTATTCATTACTGTAATCATTAAGTCTTCAAATTCTTCATCATCTAGCATAGTTCGATACATTTTAGTTGCACTAGCTTGTACTATTGAAGCCACAGCCAAAGGTGATAATCCTTCTTCAATTAACTCCATTACAAGATTTTGTTGCCTAATAGTAGCATATTCAAGTTGTTCATCATCCATAACTATTCTTTCGTTTGTTTTGTGTTAAAATAATATTCAAGAGGTTCTAGTTTTTCTTTTGGAACATATACATCTCTTTCTTCATTGAACATATTAGATGTGTACGGAACTTCTAAATTTTCCCAAACTGTATCGTCACCTTCCTTACAAACAATAACATTTGTTTCGTGTCCGTCTCCCGTAAAGATCTTTGTCATAGCGACTCCTGTACTACTTGCGTGTTGCAATGCATTAGCCAAGTCTAACAAACCATTTTTGTTTGCAACTATAACAATATCTTTGCCAGGTTCTACGTGTTCATATATATGAACTAAAGGAGGTTTACGCATAATTTACTTTAACTTAGTTTTTCTAGTTTGTCAACAGTTAATCCTCTGCATTGTTTAGCATCAATATACTGTGTTCTGTTGTTCATTTTTAAAAATCCGTGCCCATAAAGTATTGGATATTTTCTTGTGCTGATTGGATCATGCAGTGTTACATCTATGTATTCACCATTTCCAATACCAAGTGTTACAAATGTTACATACTTGCCACGTTCACTTTTGAATACCCTACTGTTGGCTACTATACCACAAAAAGCGGCTTTACCACCTCTGCGTTTTAAAAATGTATTGGGCAAGAACTGACTGCTGGTCCAATAGCCTTTGCGTTTGTATTCGTCTACAGGATCATACAAATCACACACATTGCCCAATGCATTGTTTAATAGTGCTTCTCTTTTGTATACCCAACGTCTATACGAACCTTGACAGTGTTTGAGTGCCGCCTCCCAAAACTTTTGTGGATTGTGGGCTTTCTCATATGCTAGACTCCATATAAGCCTACCCAAGTTTATAGCATGAGCTCTACATATACCAAACCCACTTAGTTGTCTTAGATCTTCCATAATCTCATCACGTTTGACATGGCTACCAATTAGTTCATAAAACTGCATAACTTTTTCTTCGTTGCGTTTGGCAAATGCTCTACGCCACATATCAGCTTCATAGTAATTGCAACCTAGTATTTTACTGATGCGTTTGATAGCATCATCTTCGTATACAGTTGTTTCGTTAAATTTGTCTTTGCTCCAATCATTGAAGAAACTGGCTTTGCGTCTGCCTTGCATTGCTACAGGACGTACCAGTGCAGTTGCAAATGTGCAGTCATCTCTGTTGGTTACGTGCAATGCTCTAAACAGTCTACGCATTGCTGGCGACTCCGCTTGTGTAACACCCAATACATCACCACGCTGTAACAGTTGTGCAGTCTTTTCATCATACTGCGGATATTCCATTGGTTGCTTGCCATTTATCTCCCATAGTTGACTAAGTCCTCTGTTTGCAAGTATATCAATTTTAAAGTGTTCAAGGTCTTCTATCTCATACTTGTCTAATAGTATTTGATTCTCACCATTGATAAGACTTTTGGGTACCTTTCTATCAAATATAAGTACACCACCACAGTGTTTGCTGATATAGTTTTTCTTGCCTTCCAGCTTTCTTGCTATGCGTTCTGCTTCGCCTTCTTGTCCTGGAATAACTTCTGTAAGTCGAAAGTTTCTGCCCAACTTGTTGTGTGGTACTCCAAGTCGTTTACATGCTTCACGCAATGCACTTTTGGGTTTGTAAGTTACAAAGTTTGATACTCTTGCACTTTGTCTGGGCCAGTTGTCGTATACACGTTGCATTACTATTGCTTGAGCCCAATGTGGAAAGTCCAAGTCAATGTCTGGTAAGTCGTCACGTTTTGGATTAATAAAACGTGCTAGTGGTATTTGTTGTTCAATTGGATCTACATCACTTATGCCCATAAGGAAACACACAAGACTGCATCCTGCTGATCCTCTAGTTATGTGTGGAAAGTCTTTTGCTAGTTCTAATATCTCATGTACTCTTACAAAATGTTTGACGAATCTATGCTTGAGTATTAGTTCTACTTCTTCGGCTAGCCTATCTGTGTATTCTTTTGTTGTTGGTATTTTTCTACAAAAACGTGATGTGAGTTGTTCTATCTGTTCTAGTTCTGTCATGCCTAAACGGTCCTAATAAAGCCAAACGTACTATTATGTACGTACTTTATTTATGTCAGTTCCAGTCAAATAAACTGTCAAATGTAGTTTTATCTTCTGCTTTAGTTAAGTCCCATTTCATTACACCTAATAGGTTTTCTATCTTCTTTGTAATGATGCCTTGTTCCATTTCTTCACTATTGAACGGCAGTTCTTTGTACCATTCTGGAAGTCTTGTTTCATCTGTAGGATAGCCAATACTAGTGAAACCCATTGGGTTTGGCTTTAGTTTACACACAATAGTTTTCATACCATCCATAATTTCCATGCTGTATCTGTCACTGTTCATTCTACGCATTCTATTGTAATTGATTGCCGCTCTAACGTGACCTGGCATATTAGCTTTGCCTTTGTATATCTCATCACCTGTTTTTGGATCAATCATATATTCACTATTGTAATAGTGTGTAAGTTTGTTCACACGTTTGGGTGTTCCTTTAAGCCATGCTGGCATGTTTCTGAACTCACTACGAAACTCAATTATACGTTCTATAATTTCTTCTTCATTTGTGCCTGTTAGTGTTTTAAGTAACAGTTCATTCAAGAAGTCTTGCATAAATGCTGGTGTGTCTGACCTTTTGAGGTCCAAGCCCATTGCTTTTATTTTGCCTGGTTTATCATCAGTATCTTCTCTATGACCTTCATTGTCATACACTAAAATAGCATAACGTTTTTTAGTTATGTATATACCAGCAGTTGCACTTACTTCTCTAGCCGCCGCAATAATTTTACCTTGTTCTTTGTTTAGAACGTTATGTGCAGTTGCCATATAATCTGGAAATGTTTCGTTAGCTTGTTCACAAACAGTTTCATAAAGTTCTGTAACTTTGTCTTTGTCCCAAGCAAACTCGCCGTTTTCAATCTGATCTTTGAATACAGGATAAGCACTAAAGTATACACTATCTGTATCACCATAAATTATTGCATCACCTACGTGATCATACTTACCAGTAAATAGTTCATTTACTTTTGCACCCATGTGTCTTGCAATAGTTCTACCTGTCAGTGTAGTTGATTGTCCCATACGTGGATCATTGAATCTACTGCCTGGATTCAACAATGCACCATACAAACTATTCAAGTTAATTTTTTTAACCAACTGTCTTTTATCCCAATAAGCAGTTTTTTCAACATCACCACTTTCCCTTGCTTCACGCATTTCTTTTTGCATAACTTTACGTTCAGCATACCAACGTTCTAACAAGCCTGGAATGATACCTTTTTTGCTTTGGTCAAGTATAGTACCATTACTACTCAATACCCAAGGTTGTCCACTTCCAAATATTATTTGATACAGTTCTTTACCTGTACCTTGAAGTTCTTCCCCATTTTCAAAGTCAATATATAGCAGTGTTTCATCATTTTTTTCAATAACCAATTCATATTCTCTACATGCAAACTTGCCTTCCCATGCACTTGCAACTATCCATTTGTGTTCATTTAACATAGGCACAGTTAATGTGTGTCTTATTTGACCAACAATAGTTTCTGTACTCATGTTTAAACTACGTAAGATACTTGGGTATAGACTGTTCAAGTCCATACTGCCTATCCATTCATGAAAGCCTTTTTTCGGTGTTGCAACATATGCACCAGCCGCTGTACAAGTTTGTGGATAGTGTTTTTGTGTTTTGTCATGTTGTTTATCAGGAACAATCAATCCTCTACTGTGTGCTTCGTTGAGAATAGCTTGATCTGTTACTGCTACTGCACCCATTGTTGTTTGCACAAGAACTGTGTTGTCATGTGCAATAACATTTGCCAAGTCGATAAACTGTAGTTTTTTGTCCATACGCACCAGCAAGTCAACATCTTGTCTTGAATATCTAATAAATGTTTCAAAGTCGTTGTTGTACAGTTGATCCAATGTACCTTGATATTCTGTTTTGCGTTCGCCAAGTTCATATTCACCAATAGCATCTAAACTATAACTGTGCATTTCGTGATATGTATACTTGCGATAAAGTTCCATATAATCCAAATGCAGTCTACCTACTGTATCATAAGTTTCTTGTGCTCTACCATAACGTTCAAACTCTCGCTTGTTTGGATACTTTCCCCACAAACAAAAACGTCTTGTATGTTCTTTGCCCATAGTTCTTGCGATACGATTAACCAAGTATGGAATATCAAATCCCTCACTGTTCCATCCACTCATTACATCAGCATCATCTATCAGTTGTAAGAATGTATCTAACAGTTCATCTTCAGTATCTAGCAGTATTGTATCTTCAAATCTATCCACAATAGTTTGTGCATCAGCTTTTGTGAGTGTTTTGGGTTTGTTAACCAAACATATGGTTTTGCCAATCCAATCCAAGTGTACACTGATTGCAGTTACAGGATTGAACGGATCACTAGGATCTGCAAATCCTTTCTCAGGATCAAAGTCAACCTCAATATCAAAAAATGCTTGTTGTAGCTTTGGAGTATCTGCTCCCAAGTAATTGTCAGCTAAACATCTAAATACAGGATTAACATCACTTTCAAATAGCTTTTGACTGCTATACAGTTTCTTTTCTTTCTTAAACTGTTTACCACTAGTAGTTACTACACGGTCTAGTTTATCGCCAAAAATACTTTCATATTTGCCACGAGCATCTTTGTAATAAAACAAGTAACGTGCAGGATATTCTCTGAACTCACGTTTACCATTTACACGTTCAACAACATGTATTATATCTTTATCTCTATCTATTAATGCATCAACATACATTAGCCAACAAATGCTTTCTCTTGTACAAAGGTTCCTTGAGTCTTTTTATTACCTTCATTGAAACCTAGTTTATTAAAACGTTCTTTAAGATCATTATTAAATGACATACTGCCACATATCATTATACGTTGTTTATCAGGATTGTCAACAGTTAGTACACCATGATTCAAAAACTTTTGTATTCTGCCTTGATTCTCATAATGTTCTTGTGTAACAGTCGGAAAAAATTTAATAGGCAAACTGTATAAAAAATCTTTATATGCTTCTAGCTCGACTGCTTGTCTAACGGTCCAGGTGACATGTATATTATCAAAAAGTTCGAAGGTTTGAGGATCACGTAACAAACTTATAAATGGTGCTATACCTGTACCACTTGCTAATAGCCACAAGTCCCCACCCAATTCTAAGTTTGCTAATATTAATGTACCAGTAGGTTTAACTCCTACTTTTAGCATGTCACCTTCTTTGATATGTTGTAGTTTACTAGTAAGTGGTCCATCTTGTACTTTAATACTATAAAACTCTAGGTAATCATCATAAGGCCCACTTGTCAAACTGTAAGCTCTTTCTGGAGTACCTTCTAGCTTAATCATCACAAATTCTCCAGCAGTAAATCTATAACTGCTGGGTCTTTGTGTTCGTATTCTAAAAAGTTTATCAGTGTAGTGTTGTACTTCGGTAACTACTAAGTCTAGCATTAAGTATCTCGGCCCACCGCTTGTAATACTTCTTCAACTGCACTAAAGCTATCTTGAACTTGTGCAAACTCATTTTTGTATGCAATTCTAATTGCTTTGTTCAGTGTAGCTGGCTTCATATCCATTTCTTCACTGATAGCTTTTACTGTATCTTTAAGACCTTCTCTAAGTGCTTCGACTTCTCCGGTCACTTGAATACCTTCATTCATTAATTGCTTTAGTTTAGCAATTTCACTTGGTCCAAATGTTCGTATAGGCATTGGTACCTCCTTTAGTTATTGTTTTTATAATATAGTAGTTAGTATGGATTGTCAATGGTAATATTGTTATTCATCTAAATTTATTGCTTGATGACCCCATTCTTCCATTATGAACTCTGCAAATGCTTGTCCAAATATCCACATCAATGTGAGAACAACTCCTGCTACACATATTATTAGCAACCACACTATGATCTTTACTATTATATGTTTGCCTTCTGTCCAATGTGCTACTTGCTTTATTTTGTTTCTGACTCCGCCTAACATATATTTGCCTATGATATAACGTATCACTCGCATTACAATTAGTATAGGCGAACTTAGTACGTCGAATAATATTAAGAACAAGTCTACTGAAGCATCTACAATGTTATCTATGTTACACCAATTGCGTAACTTCTCCCATAATCTGCGTACACGTTCCTGGCGTTTGCGTTCTCGTTCAGCCAATTGTTCGTCAGATAGCCAAAACATTTACTTCTCTAACTGCTTTATACGTTTCTCTAGTTCATCAATTTTTGCTGTTATTTTTGGATAGCGTTGGCGCCAAGCATCTTCTGGTTGTTCTAACCATGTCCAGCCCCAACGCTTAATTAGATAATCTAAGATACGATCAACTTGTGCATAAAACCATAGACCTATTCTTGTAGTGCTAATATAAGCAATAAAAATTGCACCAAACACACTACCAGCTAGAGCTGTGTATATCCATAGTCTATCAGTTGCCATACGTTCAATCATTTCCCACATTATTTTTTGCCTTTCTGTTGTTTTGAATCAGCCCATCCTAAAAATCCCATAACCAATAATGAAATTGGTAATGCTATACTTAAAAATAATAATGCTGTCCAAATATCCCACATCATGCAGTCTTTCTATTTTGTTGTCTAATTTTATTTTCTAAATGTCCAATAAGTATTGCTCTCATAGTCACAGCTCTTTGTTGGTTAGAAAACGAATATTCCCTAATATCGTCTGCATCAACCCTTATCTGAAATACATAAAAGGCTCCTTGCTTGCTTACATTTGAAGCTGAACCTATTGCAATTCTTTTTGGGTCTAATTTATGCCCGAAATTAGTTTCTATAATAGACATTATTCACCTTTCCAAATAGTCCATGCACCGTATGCAATTGCGGCTATGGCGGCGATTTTAATAAGATTTGTTGCAAACAATGCAATCAATCCCATTGCGATTAGTACGCCTCCGTCCCACGAAGTACGTTCGCTAATTCTACTTTTTATCCATCCCACGTCTTTTCTCCAATATGTTGTTCATAACATTAGTGCCTGTGTGCGTAAATAATCTAGGCACAAATGCATGAATTATAATTGCAGGAACTAATAGTTGTAATTTAACAGCAACTTTTAATGCTTGATACATATGTTGAAAAGCAGTTTCATCTACTTCTTTCAAATGTGCTCTGCATTGTTGACTTAGCATTACTTAATTCCCATTGCGGCAAGAGTAGCTTTGCCTACTATACCATCAGGTACTAGTCCTCTGCTCTTTTGCCATTGCATAACTGCGGCTTCAGTCCCTGGACCAAAGTCACCGTCTGCTGATATGCCCAAGGCTTTTTGAACTGCTTTAACAGTTTCACCTTTGCTTCCTTTTCTAACAGTACTATGTACTACTTTAGGAGGTTCCCATGTACCACCTAGCACTTCGAGTGCGTGAGCATAATGTTTCTTACGGTCTGCTAATCCAATAGTTCCACCGTTAATACGCTTTGTCATTGTAATAATATCTTGTGCATCACAATACTTGTTAATCTTATTTGTTTTCCAATACCAACATGCACTTTCTAATGCACCGGGTTTGGTCTTAATATACTTAATAGCTTGTTCAGCTGTATAGCCAAGAGTTTTACCAAACTGCGTGTAATTGTATCTACCCGTTAGTTGGATAATACCCCTACCTCTAAAACGCCATCCATCACCACTAGCTGTATCACCATTTTCCATTCTATTAGCGTACACAATATTTGCAATTTTTTCAGGCTGTCTATGATAAGGTTTGCTGTCTCTGCCAGCCCTTACAAAGTATTTGCCGAAAACTGCGTCCAATGCTTTACTGCTATAGTTTAGATTTTCTTCGTTGATTCTAAAGTTAGCACTTTCATGACAGCATTGTGCCAAAAAACCTGCTACTCTGTTTACCGTGTTAATCTCATAGTAAGGCAAGATCTCTTCCATTGCCTCGTACCATTGATTAGCTTCGTTATTACCGTGAAGAAGTTCTATAACCTGATCTTCGGTAAAATTAAATTCAAACTTACTCATGTGGAGTTCCTTTTGTTTACTATGTATTTATTGCTCCTAGGATCTCATACCCTTGTATTTTAGATTTATATTCGTGATGATCTCCTAGATATAGATATTTGTAGCCTTTTGATTTAAGCCATGCCGGAACATGATGACTAAAACGCCAGCCTATTTCAGCCAGTGGATTATCGTATGTCCATGCAAATTGGTAACTGTGTGCTATCAAATCCTTGGGATATAGTTTCGTTTGCTCCCAAGCAACAAGTTTTCCGTCTTGGTATAAGCAATTCCAGTCATGTAATTCAATATCTCCATAATATAAAGGAATAACACTTGTAAAATTTTTGTATTTGCAATAAGCGTCATATACACCACTTGCCTCTTCGTAAGTTGGCCGATGGTGTATAATATCCTTGTCTAGTTTATACTCAACTTTAGATAAATCAACTCTACCGTACATAATATCCTAAACGTCTTTCTTGCATATATGGTTGTATATCTTTTTCCCAATCATCAAAAGGATTGTCTAACCATTTATATCCCTGCTCTATTAATTTATCTTTTTCTTCTTGTGTGGTACTTTCCCATATAGGTATGTATTCGTTCCAAGGACTATCAGAAGTACCGTCAGGATTGCCACTAGGTCTAAAATGTATTTCAAACGGGTTATTGCCTTTGTATTCAACATTTATGTACGGCACAGCAATTAGATTGATTAATTGATATGGTAATTCTGGTGCATAGTCACTGCGTATCCATTTGTAAAACTTAACTACATTTTCTTTATGATTAAATCCTTGCCAACAATGTAAAACTTTCCATTCATTGTGAAAATGTCTCTGATATGTTACTGAGTAATGATTGCCTTGTAAATATTCACACCAAAAGTATCCTGGTGGCACACTTGTTACGTCACCTTTTTGTAGTGTTTTTATAGTTGTACATAAACCCATACCTGCTAGGTTGTATACTGGTCTTATAACATACTCTTTAGTTTCTGGAATAGGAACAGCACCTGGTCCACATGAATAACCCATAGCTTGTGCTAGATATAATTTATTCCACCATTTATGATATTGAGGATATTTTATCCATAATTCGTGTTCATCTAAATCGTACTTAGGATCTATCGACATTATTTACAGTGCTTGCATTCACATCCTGTACAAACATCATTAGGACATTGCTGACATTCTTGACCACAATGACAATCATGTCCACATTTTTCGCATTTACATTCCATTACGATTTCCTTGTTTTATTAGAAACGTTTTTGGCTTTTCCTCTACGATTTTTGTTGGGATCTTCTCTACGTTTTTTGTTTACTGCTTTTGCAATAGCTTTCTTACCGCCTTTAGCTCTTAAACTTGCGGCACGTGATTTGCTTAGGCATTTGGGTTTGCCTTCGCCTTTTTTACTGTCTCCGCATTTTCCAATACGCTCGCCTTTAGTGTTGTAACGATCCCAGCCTCCACCGCCAGCACCGCCTTTTTTGCCTTTGCCAAACCAGGCTTTAAGGTCTTCTTCTACATCTGAGATATCTTCTCTTTTAACACAGTTGGGTACACGTTTTCCGAACATGGTTTTCATGCCCTTCTTTTCGTATCCATCCCAACATTTTTCTGTAAGAATATCTCTTATCAACATTATCTACTTCCTATGTTTTTAAGTTTATTAAGATTTCTCATATTAGAGGCTGGTGTTGCTTGTGTGCTTACTCTCATTCTATCTCGGTCAGATATCTGATAAGCCGCACTTGTATTTCCTTTGTTATCAACCTTAACACTTGCATCTCCTGCATTGATTCCAGCACTGGTCATACGACCTGCACCGTCAGTGGTTTTGGTAACATCAACGTCACCTCTATTCAATTTATATGTGTTTTTGACATTATCAATACGTGGGCCACCTTTAAACTTTAGTTCTTGGCTAAAACCTTTTATGGTAGGAGTTTTATAACTTGCTTTTGTTCCATCTGGATTATAAGTTGTTGTGCCTGCATCGCTGGATACGCTTTTAGTACCACCTGGCATCTTAGTTGTAGTAACGCCAGCATCACTTGTAGTAGTGCTTGAATATCTATTAATTTCTTCTAATGATTCAGCATAGTATGGATTTTTAGGATCTGCATCATTAGAAGCATCTTCCCACCAATCTAATTCATATCGTTCACCATCTTCAAACATGTCTTTCATATCGAGGATACGTTTTTCGTATTCATCTTTTACTGGTTTTACTCTGCCTGCTACTACATCCATAACAAAATTAAGTGTTGTTGCATTTGCTGTAAGGCTACCACAACGTGCGCCTACTTCATTCTTCAAATGGTCAATAAGTATACTACCTGAACACTTTGCTAGTTCGTCTGATAAACTTTCTGGAACTTCTAAGTCAATGTAACAATAAATGAAGTCATAGTGTGGTGCAGGCGAACCATGCAATATGTATTCATCTCTGCATACAATACGTTTGAAGCCATCTTTATTATGCCATACAGTTTGTTCATCTGTTAACTCATCTGGTTTACCAAATGCATCCTCCAAATGTTTACTATATTCTGCAGGATAATCATGATCCCAATTGCTGTAGTTTTCAGTTAATAATTCAAATAATCTCATTTTTTACTCTTATTTCCCCAGTTCTTAGCGCCTTTCTTACGACACTGAACTAGTGCTCCGCTTGCATATGCACTGGGCCATACTTTGTAACGTGATTTTACTTTGTGATAACACGCATCTTTTTTCTCTGCAAGTTTATCAAATTCTTCTTCCGTAATTTTTAATTTTTCGAACCTCATTTCATTGCTCCGTAAATAAAATCTAATACTTTTAGAAATCCTGCTTTGGTTCTCATCATCTCAGATATTTTCTCTTGATTACGATCTTTCATTTGATCATATGCTTGTAGGAAAATATTTGCTGTAGTCATGTCAATTTTCATTGATCCATCTGCAAACTTCACTGTCTTTGCACTTTTATTTCGAACAATGTCTCTTAAACTATCTATGTTCTCACTTACCATAATATCTTCATCTAACTGTGATTGTAAATTTTCTCTAAACACTTTTTCAAATACTTCATCTCCGCTTAGAGCTGTAGTATCATTTACTTTAGCTAAAATATAATCTACTTGTTTTCTTACTTTGGGCCATGTATCAAAAGTTTCATCTAATGTTGTTTTTACATATTCAGAGACAATATCAAGTGGTGTAGTATCTTGATCAAGTTCTAATGCTGTACGCATGTCTTCTAATGTAACTGTTTTTGTTTTTTTAGCTTCATATATATCATCTTCATCGTCACCTTTACGCATGTCTGCGGCTTTTTGTCTATAAACACTTTTACGTCCATATGGCATGCTTGCCCAGTCATGTCCGTCTTTTTCTGCCATACGCTTTGCATCTTGTTCAATATACCAAGCATCGCCTTGTGACTTGCTTTCTTCCATCCTAAAACCATCATGTGTTACGCCAGTTTTGTCTGTAATATAATCAGCTATAAATTCTTCTGCTCCATCTTGGTCCATTCCACTAGGTACAGGTACCATCATAGTTGTGCTTAAATCACTTACATCATCGTCGCTGTCCCACTTAATATTAGTAACTTTAACCATGCCCTCGATCATTTTACCCTTGGGTTCTGCACTATTAGCATGCATGGCCGCCATATGTGCTTTGTATTTCTTTGTACCTTTTTTGTGTGGACTGTATCCTTCTGTTGCAACATCTTTTAATGAACCAGATCCAACTTTTTTAAGTCGGTTGAACATACTGCTTACCGCTTCTTTATCTTGGTCTGTCATTGCATCCATACCAAATAATGGAGTTACATCATCCATTCTAAATTGTGTTCTATTGCCGTTTTGTAAATTATCAACAGTAAGTATATCACCGTCTACTGATACTACTTCGTACTTTTCACCTTCATGTTCCACACGATCACCAACAGCCATTCCTTGAGGACCCATTGGATTTTTATTTTTCTTTCTACTACCTTCATCTAGAGCTTTGAACTCGTCATAGGTCATGTACATGTCTGTATCTCTGTCGTAGTATGCACCTTCTTTAGGATCATAGTATACAACTTTGCCTGCTCTTGTTTGAAATGGCCCTTCTAATCCTGGCATCTCTGTGTAACGGCTTCTATCAATGTCAGGCATTTTATAATGACCTTCGCCTAAATTATCTGCTGGTAATTGTCCCATTAATCTATCACCTCTACCTTGACTCATTGGTCGTCTTAATTTTACTACCCTACCTGTAATCCCAAGTAAATTATCGCCTCTTGCATTTTGTTCAGCATCTCTGATATTGGTTGCCATACCCATTACTCTACCATCTTGGTCAAGTACCATATACTCGTATTTAAGTGCTTCATCTATTTTGTTTTCCATTGCTTTTTTCCTAATAGTAGCATAGTAAACGTTCTTCCAATCATCTCCATACTGTTTTTTCATTGACTTTTTCATGTCACTGTCGTCATACTTTTTCTTAAGACGCTTTTCTTTAGATTTTTCCTTTTTGGTCATTTCACGTTCTTGCATAACAATATTTACCTATAATTACTTAAACAAACTACCTTGACCGACTGTTTGATATGATCCTAGCTTTAACGGATCATCAAATTTTATTGGACTTGCACTTGGTAACGGTCTAGGTTTTTTCTTTTTATCGTCTCCGCCAGGCATACGTTTTGCTAATTTTCTCTTGTTAGCAATCTTAGATTTTTGATTAACTTTAGTGTCTTGCTTAGTCTGTGCTTTCTGTTGTGTTTTTGATTTCGGCAATGTTCCTACTGGTGTTGTACCAAACTCAGTGCCTGCTAGTGTGTCTGTGTCTGTTGACTTAACTTGCTCAGGCGGTGTGGTATCTACCTCAGGATCAACATCTTTTCTATCACTTTGTGGTGTTGCAAGATTTGGACCTACCCGGTCTGTCTTTGGTTTATCATCAGTTGGTTCGACTTCTACACCACTTGTAGTATCATCTCCTTGTGTAGAAACAGTAGGCATACCTGGACCTGTTGTTTTTACTGTTGGTTCTTTTGGCTTTGTATCTATCTCAGGATCAACGTCTTTATCACTTGGTTTAGTTAAAGTTGGTGCAGTTCTAGAAACTTTTGGTTGTCTAAAATCACTAGGATTTATATCAACAGTTTGAGATGGTGTACCAAACTTAGGAGTAATCGGCGGCTTACCAACATTTACTTTATTTGATGGTGTAGTATCTATCTCAGGATCAGCATCTTTATCACTTGGTTTTGGTAGAGTTTGAGATTTAGTAGTTACTGGTTTATCATCAATTGGTTTAACTTCTACACCACTTGTAGATGTTGTTGTATCCGTTTGTCCTAGTGCCGCTTGAGTATTTGCACCTACATTTGTGTCTACATTTGGTGGTTTTGTAGGTTGTACATCAAAATTGCCTTGACCATAATCATATCTTAATTTGCCTGCTTGTTTAGGCGGCAAGCCATTTAAAAATTTGCTTACTTTAATTGCATTCTTTGTAGCTAGCACATCTGCAAATTTTTGTGATACACTATCAGGAACTGCAATATTTGCAGATTGTGCATCAGCATCACTAGCAGGAGGTACTAAAAATGGAACCTGGTCATCAACTTCTACTTCACTAGGATCCTCTGGTTTAATAAATGTATTATCTTTAGGCTTAGGTGTTGCAAGTTCTGCATTATTACTAACCTTTACAGGTTTATCTTGTGGATTTTTGTCTTTTAAAGCGTCCAGTGTTTGATTAGTAGTATCTACAGATGGTAGTGCAGGAGCATTAGTATTAACTTCAACTGCATTTGGTCCTTCCCCTACATTAGGACTTGTGCCTAAACCTGTAATTTCTGGAAGTTTTGCGTTATCACCTAGTTCAGATTTCTTAACAGCATCATCTCTCCAGTTTTTCATTAACTGTTGATGATTTTGATGCCCTGTAGCGCCTAAATCTCCATTTGGTTTCACAGGTGCCCACATACGACCTAAAAATCTATATGTAGTGCCATCTAATTCTACTTCAGTACCTCTTGGTGGTCTTGCACTAACATTAATATCTGCACTAATACTACCAGGTTCAACACCAACTTTATTTTGTACGCTTTCTACATCAGTACCATTTTGAAGTGCGTTTAAATCACTAGGACTAATAATCTCATTGCTTATACCAGGATATGCTTTTTCTAGTGCTTCTAATCTTGTTTCTAATTTTGTTGGATCACTGGTGCCACTTGCTATATCAGTTTTTATACTTTGTATAATACGTGTTCTATCTACTTCATTATTACTATCGCCTGTTGGTGCATGCACTACAACATCTTTAAATCCTTCATTTGGACCCATTGCTTCTCTAGCTCTTGCATCATTATCTATTGATACTTGGTCTTGTATAGCACGAAGTTGACTGCTAACTCTACGTTTTTGAATTACTACTACGCCATCACGGGTATGTGTTTCCCCAAACTCTTGGTCCCATTGTTTTTGATCAGCAAGTAAACTGTCACGTAATTGGTTTTGCTCTCTTTTCAACATACTTACTGAGGCTTCAGCACCAGTAAAGTTGTAAGGATCACCTGGCATGTCTTTACTAGGGCGTGGACCATATTCCGCTGTGGTTGCTTCTATGCCATTTTTCTTTGCTTCAGCGTCCCAATCAGCTTGATCATCTTTTAACTTCTTACGTGCCATTATCATTGCAGGACTACTATCAATACTTTGTTGTAGCATATTGATTTCTTTGCCTATGTCTGAATTTTCAAGTGATGGTCTGGCTTCTGTGTTATCAGCTAGGTTTGCAATATCATCAGGAATATTGTCGTTGTTGCGTCTACTATTATACAGTACTTGATCCCTTGTCCAAGTTTGGTTTCCTCTTTCTGGATCATTATTAAAAGTAACTTTGCCTTCTTTCCAATACTGAGTACGCTGTCTATCATTTAAATCGCTCCATACAGGAGCTTCTAGTTTACTACGACCTTGAATTCTAATATCAACTTTACGTACATCTTCTATCTCTGCCATTAGGTCAGATATCTTTGCTTTTTTGGCATTTGGTATATCAAGTAACGATGCGAGATCTCTTACTTGTTGCTCATCATCATACATTAAGACAGCAACATTTTCTTTAGGATCAATTTCAATGTTATCCATAAGATTAGCAAGTTTCATTGCTTTATCATTGGCTAGTATTTCTTTTTTTGAAACTACTATTTGTTGTCCATCTTTTGTAATTTTTATTTTTGTGTTTCCAAAACCTAATCCTAATCTTCTTAATTCTGTTTTTGATAAGTCTTTACTAGTTATAAGTCTTTTAGAAAGTATATTAGCAACTTGCAGTTTGCCAAAATTAGGATTAGCAATTTGTTGTCCTGGATTATTAGGATCCTCTATTGTTTTTCTGTTGTCAGTCATTCTAGTAATAAGCTGTTTTGGATCCATACCCAAAATAGTTACTAGTGATTCTACATCTTTTGATCCACCCATTAAGAATTGACGAAGTGCCGCTCTTGCACCTGTAAATCTAGCACCAGCGTCTACTACCGTACTTACTGCACCTGCGGCAGTACCAGCTAGTGCTTCATTGTAGGCGGCATTTACAGCGTCTTCTGTTGCATATGTAATTTTACCTGCGCCTGACATAATACCTAAGTTTTCAAAAACTTGCTCTACATATCCGCTTACACCTTCACCTAGCACACCTGTAGCGCCTTTAGCCATTGCATTCTTCAAGAATTTTTGACTGATAGGACCACTGTATAAAAGTTTGTTTTGAACACTGGCTATTGCACCACCTGTGGCGGCAACTTTTAAAAAAGCATGTTTTGTTGAACGGTCAACTGCCATGTCCAAACTCATTGCATCAATTGCTTCTTTTAATTTTTCTCCTTGCAACTCAGGTTGTTCCTGTGCAAGTTGCATACGAGCGGCTTCAGTATAAATTGTCCATATAGGCTGTGCTTGTAGCTGTCCATCATCAAATGCTTTTTCTATTCTCTGACGTATACTCTTTGCCGCGGCTCCACCTGCTTCCAATCCGTTTAAAACAGTGCTAAGTGCTACTGTGGCTCCTCCTGTAACTGTTGCTAATTTATATAAAGTAGCATCTACAATTTCACTGGGCAGTTCACCTACTACAATTCCTGCCATACCTTCTAAATTAAATCCAGTACCACCAAAAAGTAAAGTACCAAAGTCGTCCCACGTTTTAACGGCACCTGCAGTTTTAGCCATGTTGTCTTTGAAATCTTGGTCTGTATTATCTTCGAACCATTTTTGTGCTTTATCAAAGAGAAATTCATCAGATGTTGTCTTCTTAGTTAATTTTAATTCTCCACTGTATCCTATATAGTCACCACTAATTACTCCTAAACCATTCATAGCTCTGTCTATAGCATATGCTCCACCTCTGGTCCAATTTGCCAGAAGTTCTGCAGAACCAGCCGAGAATTGATATGCTAAGTCTACTGCTATATTGTTTTCAAAATATGGTTTAAGTTCGCCGTTTTCATCTGGAATCATACCTGGTACAGCACCAGATTCTTTCCAAATTTCATAAGTGTTAGCAACATCAGGCCTCAATTGACCTTGTTCATCACCAACTTCTATTGTAATTGGTTCTGCCATTTTAGGGTCAGCCCACACCATTGTACCATTAGGTCCTTCTTTCATTGGTGGGGTTTGCCCATTCATTTCGAACAATTCAACCATAGTTAAGGTGACGGTTCTAGGACCTTTTTCGTCACCTGGCGCTTCATTTAGTATAGGTTGAAATAGTTCTTCGAGACGCATTTTACATCTCTTCAGGCATATCGTCTACTACTACTGGAGGTTGTTCAGGATAATCATTGACATCTAGGTATTCCATGTAGTGTTTTACAGCACCTAAATAGTCTGCCGCCTTTGTAATTTTTGCTTGTACCCAAGGCTCTAAGTTATCAGTGTCACCTATCATGCCATGTAGTTCTATTGCATACTTGCTCATTCTGTACAGTTGACTTTTTGCCATCCAACCATCTTCGTCAGTTGCATCAAGTACACCTTCCATTAACTCACTAGTATAAATTACAGGCTCCTTGCCTTCTCTTAGCTCTGGCATGTGTTTTTTCTTCCAAAGTTTTGCTAAATCAATGTCTTCAAATACTTTGCGTTCTACTCCATTGATATCTAAAACTTTGTATTGACCACTGTCCTTCACAACCTTAGGCGCAGTGATCTCTGGTGTTGTGTTTATTTTTTCCAATCTCATGGTGTTCTCCGGATCATTTTGTTGTATACTGGATCAACAGGTTTTTTCGAGTCTTTGAGTCCTACTGCTTGTTGTGCCGCTTTTTTGTGTGCTTTACCCTTCTTACCTGTAAACAAAGGCATAGCAACTGTTGCAATTCCACCAGAAGTAGTTGTTTCCTGTATGATATCAGATACTTTCATATAGTTATTTATGTTATTATTTGGATTTGTTTTTGCCAGATTTCATGTTGGCACACCAGTGATACATCTTAGCTTTCTCCCCACTGGAATTTTTAGCTTTCTTGCGTAGACTTGTAACTGAACCTTTACAACTTGCACCTGCACGTTTTACTCTACCTGGTCTGCTTTTGCCTTTTTTCTTACCGTCAGCAAAGTTTTCATTTAAAAAATCTTCAAGCTCTGATTCGCCACTTGGACTGATAGCCCATGCTCCGTTGCCACCATAAATCATTCCACTGTCATCAAGTTCATCGTATATTCTACTCATTGCAGGTGTTAAACTTTGTGTATCTTCTTCAAAGTCTAATCCTAAATCATCTGCTGTTTTAATTGCCGCAAGCAATAGCATTGTGCCGTAACCTTTGTTGCGGTACTCAGGAAAAATCTCTGCTTGATTTCTAACAATATCATCTTCACGTGCATGTGTGTATTGCCCAACTTGCTTGCCGTCTACAACTAAATCTATTGTAAACCCATCTGGTTTCTTTTTTGTTTTTATCTCTTTGCCTTCTTCTACTTCATTTACACCAGGCATTAGTATTTCAGGAAACTTTATATGACTTATATCAGCACCGTATTCTACCATGCTGTCTTTGTATGCTTGTGCTAGTTGTTGTTTTTTGTCTTCATCATTGGTTCTGTAAAATTGATTTGCTATAGCCATGTCAGCAACCATACTGCCAGCCGGGGGTGTTACTACTTTAGGTCTATAGTATCCAATTTTTTTGGTGTCTTTGTTGGTTAAACTATAGTATGTGCCTTTCCAATTGTCAGGGTGTAGTGCATACTGTTTGCCTTTGCGTTCCGGTACTATCTGTTCTAGTTCATCTGCTCCATTGTGAAACTTTCCTAGTTTGGTCAGCATTACTGCTTGACTAGGTTTAACTTGTTTCTTTAAAACATAATCCAGTTCATTGAATTCTTGATCTTCTTCTACAGGAACATCATCTCTGTAAGTTAAGTTTTTAGGATCTGCAACAACTACACGCATTTTATCTACGCCTGCTTTTAAACTTGCAAAGTATCTGTGATGGCCATCTAGTATTAACCATTTACCTTCGTGCTTTGTAATTACAATTGGATTAATTTTTCCACCTGCTTGTATATGTTTGACAAACTGTGATAGATTGGCGGCAGAATTTTTATCATCCATTTTATCAGCAGGTTCAAAAGGAACAAGTTTATCTATGCCTATTAGTTTAGCTGGTTGTTTGTTATAGTAATCCGTATCAACATCTGCACCTTGATATTCTGGATTGGTCCATACAGTAACTTCAGCACCTTCTGTTA